GGTGGTCGCGCCCGAACTCGCGTGGCTGGTCTCGCCGATATGCGTGCGGGCCGAATAGGCCTCACCGACCAATTCGGTCACGGCCAGCATCAAGTCGGCGGGAACCGTGTCATATCCGGCGACGTAGGTCACGCGTACCGGCCGATCGTACGGCGTGCGCGATCCGACCAGGATCACGCTGCGCCCATCGGTCGCAACGCCAGAGGCGTTGCCGACCGCATCGACCGCATTGTCGATCCGCGTTTCCCCCCATTCGACCGACGTTACCGACTGGACCGGCCAATTCCTCAGCAGGAACCGCGATCCGCCGGTGCCGCGATAGGTTTCGACATGCGTCGCCGTCAGGACGGTGCGCTGGATCGTGTTCTCGACAAATGCCGATACCTGGGCGACCAGATCGGTCAGCAGGGCATCCTCATTGTCGCTCGAAATGTTGAGCCAGCGTTTGACCGCCGACAGGTTGGTGAGGTCGCCTGCCGCCATGACGTCATCGGCCCACGAAGTTGAAGCCGTGCACGAGCAGCTCGGCCGCCGCCGCGACCGGCACGGTCACGACGCCCTTGGCATCGGCCGCGAACGATCGCCCGCGCCAGCTACACCCGGCGCCGTCCTCATGATGCATCGCGACGCTATCAACGGCCGCCGCTTTCGGCGCACGGCGCGGGGAAGGGTTGTCGGCCACGCGGCGTCTCCTGTCGAAAAATGAAAAGGCCCCGCCGGTCATCGCGGCGGGGCCAGGAAAGCCCGGGAGCAAGGGGTGGGCGCCCGGGCGAAGGATCAGCCGTTGGCGATATTGGCGATCACGCCCATCGCGAACGGCGCGTAGACCGCCAGCGTCTCTTCGACATACACGCCCGACATCTCGGCGCGCGTCGTGATCGGCCAGTCGATCTGATAGTAATCGCGGCGTACCTTCATCTCCGCGACATTGGGCACCTCGCTCGACTGGTATTGGACCGGCAGGTCGCCCGCCCAGCCCAGGATCGTCCCCGCCGACACATTGGGGTGCAGGCGGATCGGAATCTTCTTATTGAGGTACGGGTTGTAATAATATTCGACCACGCCGCCGGCAGTCAGCGCGACTTCGCCCGCCTTGGGATCCTGGAAGTAATTGAGCAGCGACGCGGTGCCCGACGCCAGCACCTTCTTGGTGATGTTCCGCTGCTCCTGGCTGTTCACGTAGAGCACGTCGACCGAACATTGATAATTGTCCCACATCGATTGCATCATCACGTCGATCTCGGCCACCGATCCCTGCCCTGAAGAGGTGAGGGTGGTGCCCGCACCCGGCGTGCCAGTGGCGAGATAATTGACATACGCGCCCGATCCCGGCTTCAGCGCGGTGGTCAGCAAACCGTCGAAGGCGGTGGTGTTGGTCGAACAGTCCGCGCTGATCGCGGTCGCGGCTTGGTGAGTGCCGGCAAGGGCACCGCTGAACACCACCGAATTGGTCGATGTGATTGCCTCGAGCTTCTCGCTGCCTGCCGTACCGACGAACCAGGCATAGCCGGCGGCACCCTGGATCGCGGGGACACTGCAGGACAGCGCCTGACCCGACGCGGTTGCCTGGCTCGCGGCCGCCGACTTCATCGACGAGCCGCCGTTGATCGTGAAGCTCTTGCCGTCGGCGCCGGTCACCGACTTTGACGTCGCGACACCGCCCGACAACGAACTGTTGCGCATCCCTTCCATCGTCAACGCGACGACGATCACCGAATAGGTCGCTGCCGGCAGCGTCGATCCGGTACCGCCGACGCTCAGCGTCGGCGCCGCAGGCGTGCCGAGCACCAGCGAGGCGTTGCCAAAGATCACCCCCGCTTCTTCCTTCAGCATCGTTTTCTGCAGCAAGCGCTGCGTCATCGACGCCTTGATGTCCTCGAAGGTACGGCCGGCAGAGATCGCCTCGAACGTCGCCTGGTCTTCTTCGCCAAGGGTGCGATACGGCGCCGCGCGGTCGGCAGTGGTATAGGCCATCTGCCCGGCGCGCTGGCCCTCGGGCACCCAGGGCGTGTTGTCGAAACCCGAACCGGTCAGCGCGGTGACGGACTTCCAGTTGGTTGCGGTGCCGCCACCGCCACCGACGCGTGGCAGGGATTTGATGATCGGCGTGTTGACCGGATAAAGGTTCTTGGCCGGCGCCTGCAGGTCATAAGCGACCAGGCCAGTGCCGGTCGAGATCGCCTTTTCGACCATGTCGGGACGTCCGCCCGCCATCAGCATGATCGCGCGCGAAATATTCTCGTCGGGATTGGAAAGGCTGGTGACGAGCGACTTCTTGATCTCATCCGGAGTCAGGTTGGTCATTGCTATCCGTCCTTTGGATAGGCGCAAGGAGCGAGGCCCGGGCGCGACGGCCCGGGCGACAGGTTCAAGCGGCTGCGCGGGCCGCGTGAACCAGGGTCGGATTGGACAAAGCGATGCGCAGCAGGAACTGGCCGCGCTCCTGCTCGGGCAGGGTGTCGATCACTTTCTTGAGGTCATCGGCGCTGATCGCCGGCGCGCCGCTGGCGGAATTAGGGGAGGCGTCCTCGACTTTGCTTACCGCGCGCAGCGGCCCCGCCGCGGTCCTGGGCGCGGCGGGCTCAGCCTCGACCTGTTCCAGCCGCTTGGTGAGGTCGGCGATCGTCGCGTTCAGCATCGTGATCGTGTCGCCGAACCGTTTGGCGAGATCGGTCATCATGACGTCACCCATGGCATCGCCGCGCCGCAGCTTCTCGGTTTCCTCCTCGGGATCTGGAACGGGTGGCGTAGCCTGCAAGCGAGGGCGGCGGGCAGCATCCGCCGGCGGCCGGTCTGCGTCGCCGCAATTCTCCTTGCAGCATTGTGCGCCCAGCGCGACGAGGTGATCGTGTGCCGCCTGGACGCGATCGGCATCGGCTTGGGCTGCCCCGGCGTCATCCGCGTCGGCGTCATCAGTGTCGTTGCCGGCATCGCCGGTCGCGACACGCTTTACTCGATCCTTGCTATCCGGCGCCGGCTTGGTCTTGGACCTGGGCGGCGGTGCGTCGTCGTCGTCGGCATCGGCCGGTGCATCGCCATCACGCGGCGCATCGGAATCGTCCGTGTCGGCATCGATATCGGCTTGCGGGTCGGCCGATTCCGGCTTTGGCCGCGGTTTGGCTGCGGGCTGCGCACCAGGCTCGGGACGGGCAGGGGCCTGCTCGCCGGCCGCCGGTCTGGCTCCTGGCTTGGCGGGCGGTTGCTTGTCCTGGTCGTCCGGCTTGCCGCCGTCCGAATCCGTGGTGGGAGCATCGGCGTCGGCCCCCGCATCCGGGTCGCGATCATCGTCTTGGTCGTCTTCGTCGTCGCCCAAATCGCTTGCCAGCGCCGCGGCGATCAGCCGTTCGCGCGCCTTGAACAGGAAGTCCTTGTACCGGCGCGATCCCGCATCCTCGGCCAGTTCGCGGGCCTTTGCGACCACCTCGTCGCCACTCGGAACATACTCCATATCGGCCTTCCACATGTTGATGACGGCGTCGGGGTTACAAGGGCTGTCGACCAGGCTGATCTCGACCAGCTTCAGCGCGGTGATGACGCTGCGGTCGGCGGTGTCGCGCTTCAGCACCTTCCCGCCGATCGAGAATCCGGCATAGACGCCGGCCCGCACCTTGGTGATCGCCAGCGGATCGACGACATGCGCGCAGATCTGCGTGATGCCATGGTCATCGACCTCGGCCTCGACCACGCGCCCGGCGGCGCTCGGCTCGTGCATCTCGCGGAGCGCGGGAAAGCGCCCGTAATCGGGCAAAGCCGCCTTCATTGCCGCGGCGGTGATCGTCTCGCCCTGCTGGTCGCGCGTCTCGGAAGAGGCGATGCCCCAGACCTTGATGCTGCCGTCTTCCTGATCCTCGACCTTGGTGATCGCGCCGAATTGGCGAAACCGCGTCATGCGATGGCTGTCCTTTCGGGATGTGGGTAAGTATCGACACGTCTCTCATTTGGCTTCTGCGCACAGCCGCGTTAGGCTTCCCTTCGGTCGGATCGCGGGGGCGATCGGAACATCGGGATGGGGGCAAGACATGAGACTGAAGCCGTTGATCTTCCTAGCTATTGCTACCGGTCTCTATTTCATTGGCCGCTCGCTGGAGATGCAGGGCGATGCCGCGCCGTTCGGGGCGAACGGTGTCTCGCCCGAACGTGCGAAATATCATATTGCGGCGCTTGTCCTGATGCTCGGTGCGCTGGCGTCGTTCGTCTTCGCCGGCTGGACCATCTTCCGCGGCAGGCGCAGCTAAGGGAGTCCGCGTCACCAAGAACGCGGTTCAGCCTTCAATCGGTCTGGCCGTCACTCCCGCCACTGCATCTTCCAGCAACACCGCGCCTGCGCCGGTATACAGTATCGGCCGTGCCCCCAATCCATCGGGCAGCGGGTCATCTCCTCGCGCATGCCGCACCTCGTCGATCGCCTTCGACCCATTGCGCAGGTCGCGGTCGTCGATCTCCGATTGCACCTGCGGGTCGATGCTGGTCGCCTTGACGAAAGAGAACTCGAGATCGGCGTAACCGAACTCGATCTGGATAACGTCGTCGATCCACCGCTTCATCCACAGCTGCAGCGGCTCGAGCCCTTCCTCGAGCGAGCGCTCCTGGTCCTCCATCGCAGTCGACCGGTTCATCTGACGCACGAACGGAGTAGGGGGCAGCGAGAAGGCAAAGGCGACGATCCGTGCCAGCCATTCGTCGAACTCGTCCTTGATCGGCGCCGCCTTGAACGCCGTGAATTGTGATCCGTGCGGGCCCCAGATCAGCTTGTTCTGCTCGGCGGCATTACCGGCGATCCGGTCGTCGAACCATTGCTGCAATTCCTGGATCTTTGCCGCGTCCCATCCTTCGGGGGCATTGAGCAACCCCGCCGGCACGTTACCCTCGGTGAAATAGCTCAGTTGCGCCGCCTGGCGCCGCAGGATCGTATTGATCGTGACGATGATCTGCTCGACCGGCCCGAAGCCATAGAGGTGATGCGGCCGCACGTTCCGCGGCGCGTAGAGGAGGTCGGCATTGGTCAGGTTCGCCCAGACGACACCCTTGATCACCTGCTGATAGGCGATGTCGGTCGGCCCGCGTGGCCGCCGCCCGGTATCGTCGACCATCGGATGGATCGTGTCGCCCGGCACGATCTCCAGCGCGATCAGCTTTCCACCGCGATTGCGGCGCTTCTCGAAGGCCGGCGCGTCGAGCGTCAGCAAATCCTCCAGGCTCGACCGCATGAAGGTGGCGAACGGCGTGACGCCATCAGGCTTGCGCCAGAACCGCGTCAGCTCGGCGATGCGCGGATCGCCGGCGATCTTGGCGGCTCCGTCGACCGGCTTGATCTGCCAATCGAGCCGCTCGACCTGGTCCTTGCGCGTCTCGATCGCCAGCCGCACGAGTTCGACATTGGCGAATGCGCGCAGGGCAGGGAAGCCGGTCTGCTCGTAAGCGCGCGGTTGCAACGTCGCGTTGATATTGGGCTTGAAATCGTACCCGCGCACCGGCTGCTGCACGACCGGCGTGAGCGGGAAACCGGGGGAAAACGGACCCCAGGCATTCGCGTTGCTCGAATTGCCCCAGCTATAGGTGATGTTGGTCTGCACGCCGCCTTTGGGCATGTGTTTCTCCTTTGCCGGGCACCTCGGCGGCCCCGCAAAACGTGGCCGAATTGGTTCTATGAATGGAAGGATCGCCGTTTTTACGGCACATTGGAGCGATGAAGTTCACCATTATCTGGCTATTGCTTCTACCAGTCGCGTGCGCGACGGCGGGTTCGGTCGATCAAGCTGAAGCGGCACGGCGCGCAGAGGCGGTACTCCGCGACCGCTTTGGTAGCGCGTTCGCCGACCCGCGGCACGCCGTTCGTCATCGGGTGGAAGCCCGAGGCAAGTATTGGATCGTGCATTTCTGGGACCCGGCTCACGATGCCCTTGGCGGAGGCGGAATGGCTTGGGTCGACCGTGCTACGGGCACGGTCGATACGGTCGGCGTCGGTCAATGAAAAAGGGGTACCGCAATCGCTGGATCCACCACATCAAGCACCTGCGAACCGAACACGATACCGGCCTATTGGAGGCCGAACGGATCGCGCTGGCTGACCCCGAATGGCGCCGCTGGGTCGAACACCAGATCAACACCGACGAGCAGTGCCGCCGTATGGCGTTGCGCCAAATCAGGGAATCGGGGGCCAATGCCCTGATTGAGGTCGACGACGATCGCCTTCGGGTCGTCGGCGACGATCGAGCGTGACCGCTATCGTGTTCGTCACCGCGATCGAAACATTCCTTGCCCGGTCAGGCAAAAGTCGCGGGCGCGTTTGCTACCGCGCCGATGGCCTGTGGGCGTTCGTCACCGAATATTTGACCGAAGAATCCGCAGAGTGCCTGCCTTACTGGATTAACGACTATCCGCCGTCCGGGCTCTACCAAAGCCGTGGCGAAGCCGCAGCGGCGCTGCGAATCGTACTCGGCGAAATGGAGCCCATCGAGGGCGCCCGGTCGGTTGAGATCAATACGGATGTCGGACCCTATCCCGAACCTTGATCACTTCCTGGTAACCGTCACCGCATTCGCCGCCCGCACCAGATCCAAAAACCCGGCCGACGCCACCGCATCCTCCGCCGGCCAGAACGCCATCACCAGCGCGTCGGCCTTGTTCGGCGATCTCGTGCCCTCGGGCTTCTTGTCGACCACCAGCTTCAAAGCGCCGTTCACCGCCCGGGTCGCCTGGCTCAACTCCTTCCGCAACGACGCCAGTCCTGGCATGTCGCGCGGCAGGCTGATCAGGTCGGCGGGATCATAGGCCTCGCCCGCCGTCACTGCTTTGTGCGTACGCTCGAAGCGCAACCGCAATTGCCACCAGGCCTGCGCCTTCAAATTCGCATAGAAATCGCCATTGACCGGCGTCTCACTATCTCCCGGCACGACATGCTCGCGCGGCCGGAGCGGTGATGCTCCGGCATTCCATGGCCGGAACGTGATCCCGGCTGGAAGCAATGCCCTTCCATCCGCGTCCACCTCGTCGCGCAATCGATTGGCTTCCGCCTTCACCCCCGCGCCGACGCCGATGCTGTCATATTGCAGCGCCACCGTCCGTCCGCGCAGTCGATCGACCGCCAGTCGCGTCGCCTTGCCGACATCGCCTTCACCCCAATCGTCGACCGAATGCACGATCGATCCCCTGGCGATCGCCAGCGCGTGCCGGTCGCCGCCCTCATCGGCCGGATCCAGCGCGGCACGCCATGCGCCCTCATCGTCGAACCCCAGCACCAGATGGGCATCGATCGCGCTCGCCACCCAGTCGCCCGGGATGATGATCCCCTCGATCGCGGCGGTGTAATTGCGGTCGACTTCCTGCGCGAAGACGTGGAGCAGACCGTCCGCCGCCGCCTTGGCCCGCCGCCCGGCATACCAGGCGGCGTCCTTGGCCGGGTGGTCGCGCCAGTCCATCACGAACACATTGACCCGATCACTGGCGAGCGCCGCGCCCGGCGCCCATTCGATCCCGCTTTCGCGCCGCCGGTGGAAGACATTGCCCGGCCCGTTGACCGAACTCATATCGATCTGGACATTGGTCGTGTCGGCCAGTGCCGCCTCGATCTTCTCGGGTCGCTCGTAATGCGCGCTCTCGTCCTTGAAATAGATCAGCTTGCGTCCGCCGCGCCCGATATTGTCGCCCGACTCGCCGGTGATCGTGGCGCCATTTGCACGGTTGACGATCTTCATGCTCGGCATATCGTCGCGTGGGTCGAAACCGGCGGGCAGCATCAGCCTGGGCAAGTGGCGTATGACGATCCGCATCTTCTCGAAAATACTGTCGGGGTCGCCTATCTTGTCGACCAATTGCTCCTTGCGGGAACCCCAGCCAATCGCCGCACCCGGCCGATACAGCCACAACCACACCGAAAAGGCACAGGCCAACCAT